GCCGCCGACCTGGCCGCGATGCCCGCCGTCTTGCGGGGGCCGCTGTCCGTGGCCTGGGCACGATCCTGCCATGGCCAGCACGGCCACCTGGATTGGATCGACAAGCAGTGCTCCCCGCTGACCTGCGAACTGGAACGGCTCTACGACTGGGCCGCCCTCTACGGCGTTGATCGGCTGGGGGCTACTGCCTCTATTGGCCCGGCGCTGGCTACCGGCACCGTAGGGACGCCGCTGTTGGCAGGAACCCAGCTGCGCGGCCCCAACGGGCTGGACTACACGGTGCAAGCCGCCGTGGTGCTGGGGGCTGGCTCCACTTCCGTTTCTGTGCGCTGCGACACCACCGGCAGCGCGGGCAACTTGGCCGCCGGGCAGACTCTGACCCTGGTCGATCCTATTCCCGGCTGCTCCAACACCTTGACCATTGATGCCCCCGGCCTCACGGGTGGCGAAGCGGAAGAGGATGTCGATGACTGGCGCGTCCGGGTAGCCGACGAATGGCGAACGGTGGTCACCCGTGGGGCGCGTTCCGGCAAAGATGAGGACTACCGCTTCTGGGCCAAGAGTGCCCACCCATCTGTCACCGGGGCATTGATCCAGCGCCACGTCCTGGGCATGGGAACGGTGGTGGTGCGCCCGATCTGCAACGGCCTGGCCGACCGCCTTCCGACCCAGGCCGTTCTGGACGCCGTGGCCGCCTACCTTCTGGACATCGCCCCAGCGACCGCCGATTGGCGTGTTGTCGCTCCGATCACGCGGGCGGTGACCGTATCCATCGACCTGCTGCCTGGCTTCGATACCGCCGAAAACCGGGCAGCTATCTCCAGCGCCATCGGTGCCACGGTGATAGCCGAGGAAAGCGAGACCTCGCTGCTGGCCATGGCCGAGATCGACGCTGCAACCGCCACTGTCACCAGCCAATACACCCGGCTTGAGCCGACCGCCGATATCGCGGTGCTCGCTGGCGAGGTGCTGGTGCTGAACCCGATTGTCTGGGCATGAAGATAACGGCCCATACCCCCCGTGAGTTCGCTGACGCCATCAAGGCCCTGCTACCGCCCGGCGCGGCCTGGGAATGGCCGGAAGGCGGCCTGGGCGACGGCATGCTGCTCGGCACCGCAGAAGAGCTTGCCCGCATCGAAGCAGCCGCCCAGGAGGTGCTGGACAACGCCATCGAGACCCACCGCCCCAAGACCAGCAGCTGGCACATCAGCGAATACCAGCGTGTGGCGGAAGAGTCCCTGGGCGGGCTGGTCGAGACAATGCCGCGCCACCCCTTCGCTATTGGCAGCAAGGTGGGGCAGCGACTGTGGAGCCAGGCCGCGCCGGACCTGACCTTTCCCATTGACCTGGTGCGGGTTGAGCACCTGCTGGGGCCTGCCCGCGTGGGGAATGGCAACGGCAGCCGCATCGGCGACCGCTTGTGGGGTAGCCGTGGCCGCTACGTGCTGCGGGTGCGCTATTACCGCTCAGTGGTCAATCCGGCGGTGCTCTGGGAGGCCCTGTCGGCCTTCCAGCAATTCCACGTTTTCTTGTGGTTTGAAGATATTTCAGGAGTAGGAGGCAGCTATGCACCGAATTGATGGGGCCGGACACGTAGACCACTTGTTCGTGGCCGAAGACCCGGCCACCCTCCGTCCGCCGACGGAGATTACGCCGGAGATCATGAACGCCTTCCAGGAAGAACTGGCCACGTTCATCGAGTGGGCCGGGATCGTCCTGGCCAAGGGCGACAACACCCAGTTGAAGCAGGCGCTGCTGGCCAAGTTTGCCGGGCTTGACGTTGCCGCCACCAAGGCCGGAGTGCAAGGTCAGACCTATACGGCCTTCACAACCGCCGGGGTGACCGGAGCCTTTACCCTTGCCCCTGCTCCGGCCATCGCCGCCTATGCAGCTGGCCAGCGCTTCCGAGTGAAATTCCACGCCGTTGGGAACGGTGTAGACACCATTAATGTTTCCGGTCTCGGTGCCAAAAACCTCAAGCAATACGACAGTACAGGGGCAAAAGTTGCCCCTGTAATCGTGGCTGGGCAACTGGTCGATGTCGAATTTGATGGCGTTGATTTTGTGTTGCTTGACGCGCTTCCTCCTGCCGTTGGAACAAGCCCAAGCTCCATTCAAGGGCAAACCTACACGGCCTTCACTACCGGAGGTGGCGCTCCTGTTTTTACTTTGACTCCCGTGCCGGCAGTAGCCGCTTATTCGGCTGGCCAGCGATTCCGAGTCAAATTCCATGCGGTCGGAACGACCGGAAGCAATACCCTGAACGTATCTGGCTGTGGAGCGAAAAACGTCAAACAGTACGACGGCGCCGGGAATAAGGTGCCGGCAGTTATCGCTGCCAATCAACTTGCTGATGTCGAATATGACGGTATCGACATGGTCATCCTGGACCCGCTCAATGGTGCCCCGCTTTATGAAAGCGCGGAGCAGACGATCACCTCATTTACCTCAACAACCGTTAGCCATGGGCTCGGCAGGCAGCCGTATCTCGCGCAGATTATCCTGCGCTGCAAGACGGCAGAGGGCGGCTTTGCGGTAGGGGACGAAATCCACTTCCGTAGCGGCTCGAACTCAGTCTCGAACGCTTTCAGCTTTTGGTCGAATTCGACGGCGCTTGGTTTTATGTCCGACGCGAATATAACGGTCGCGCGGCGAGATGCGCCGCTCGGTAATCTGTGGAACATCACGTTCGCCAATTGGCGAGTCGTCATGCGAGCTTGGTAAGGAGAAGGTTATGCAACGATTTTTCGTAAAAGATGGCCGCCTGGCTCTGAGCCACGATGGTACGGACGAAGAGGTCAACGAGATCATCGGCAGCGGCATGGTGGAGTGTGATGGACCGCCCCCAACTTCCAATCACCGCTGGGATGGGGCGAAGTGGGTGCTTGATCTGACGACGGTCAGGGAAGAAAAACATGCAGCCATCAACGCCGATTGTGAGAAGGCCATCGCTTCGATCCAGGCCAGTTACCCGGCCAGCGAGGTATTGAGTTGGCCCAAGCAGGAGGCTGAGGCCCGCTCCTATGTCGCCGATCCTGATGCAGTTACGCCGCTACTAGATGCGCTGGCCGAAGCACGAGGCATCGACAAGGCTGAATTGGCCCGGCGGGTGATCCTCAAGGCAGATGCTTTCGCCCAGTATTCCGGCGCTGCAATCGGTAAACGGCAGGCGCTGGAGGATGCACTCAACGCGCTTCCTGCTGATGCGACGGCTGAGCAGATCGCGGCCATCGCCTGGTGACATGAGTTCCTTCACCACTCCCGCCGATCTGCGGATGCTTGATGACTACCGCTGGCAGGTGCTGGCCCCGTTTGAGTACCACGTGGGCAGCTATCCCAGCAGCACGATCATCAGCGTCCCGGTAGGAACGGTGACCGACCTGGCCACGGTTCCCAGGCTGCTGTGGGCGCTCTTTCCGCCCCATGGCCGTTACGCCAAGGCGGCCATTGTCCATGACTACCTCTACGCCCAGGCCATCGGCAGCAAGGCATACGCCGACCGGACGTTCCTGGAGGCTATGGACGTGCTGGGGGTGTCGCGCTTTACCCGGATGGTGATGTACTGGACTGTCCGGCTGTTCGGGCGGGGGAACTACAGGCCATAAAAAGAACGGTGCGACCGTTACAGGTGCTGGAACACCCGTAACGGCCACCGCCCGCAGACGCGCCTGCGTTTGGCCAAGGCACCGTGCTGTGCACACAGCGGGCCGAAGGCTATCACCGTAGGTAGCAAACATGGAAATCATCCGTTGCGGCTCTTGCAACAAGAAACTGGCAGAAGCGGAATACACCCGCCTGTCGATTAAGTGCCCCCGCTGTGGGGTAATCAACCAAGTGAAGGCCGCGAGCCGCGAATCCGAGCGCCATGGAGCGTCAGTCCGAAAGGGGACACTCCATGGAAGCAACGAAACAACAGCACCACCCGCTCTTTAACAGTCAGAAGCACGTGCGCCTGGCTAGGGCAGACCTCCACCAAGGGGACTGCCTGGCGGTGATACCCAGCCTGGACGGCTTCTTTGATGCCGTGGTCACCGACCCGCCGTATTCCAGCGGTGGCCAGTCGAAAGGCAACCGGGCAGCCTCCACTGGGGCAAAGTACCTGAACACCGGCAGCACCCAGTGGCCCGACTTCACCGGAGACTCGAAAGACCAGCGCAGCTACCTGCACTGGTCGGCCCTCTGGATGGCCCTCTGCTACGAGAAGCTGAACCCTGGCGGCCTGATGGTTGTTTTCAGCGACTGGCGGCAGTTGCCCGTTACTTCCGATGCCCTACAGGCCGCAGGCTTCACTTGGCGCGGCGTGGGCGTCTGGGACAAGGCGGGCAGCGCCAGGCCCTACAAGGGCGGGTTCAAGGCGCAGACCGAGTTCTTTGTCTGGGGTAGCAAGGGCGGCCTGGTGGGCGACACCTACTCGGCGGGCCTGTTCCGGGTGCAGCAGAAGCCTGGTGAGAAGCTGCACCAGGTAGGGAAGCCCCTGGACCTCATGGAGCCGCTGGTGGCCGCCTGTGGCCAGCGCATCCTTGACCCGTTCATGGGATCAGGCACCACCGGCCTGGCAGCCCTTGGCCAGGGGAAAGAGTTCGTCGGTATCGAGTTGAGCGAACACTACTACCAGGTCGCTGTGGATCGTCTCCGGGGGAACTGACCCCAGAAAAAGAAAACCGCCCTCAATCGGGGCGGTTATTCACTGTCCTGGAATCACCGGATTTCTTCGAATATTATTCATCCGCTTTTCAAACGCTTTTCATCCAGAAATCAAAGCCGCTTTACTGAACTGCGCGCCGAGGTTGACACGCTGAACCAGCGCATCGGCGAAAAAAACTCCGAACTGGAGACCCTGAAAAACGCACTCCGCACCCGCGAAGATACCTGGGCAAAATATGAATGGCACATTGACTATTGGGCCGATCAATACCGGGGAAAGCTGCAAAACCAAGTCATCGCCGAGGCGCGCCACCAGGCCAACCCACATTCATGCGAGGCCATCTTCCCCGGGGTGTCGCGCTACTTCGAACCCCTCGACAATGAGGCCATGTGCTTCTTCTTCAAGGACATGGTCAAGGCTCGGGTACGCACGTTCATCATGGAAGAGGCCGAATGGCCGCGGATGGAAGTCAATGTGGCTGACCGCGAGAGCCGCATTACCGAGGTTGAACTCGAGATTGCCGAGCTGCAGCTGCAGCGCGATAGCCTCTTGTCCGAATTCGGCGAGATCGGCGTCAGCATCGGGGCCATCCATCGCGCAGCGCTTGAGGGCGCTACCGTCATCCGGTAATGCCCGCATACCGGCCGGGCCGAGAGAGCATGCCCATAGGCCCGGCTGATTTCTCCGTGCGCCAACGCGGAGGCGACATGACCATGGGCGTGCACGGGCCGGTGCGGCGATTTCACCGGCAGCGCCTCCCGATGCTCGCCAACTCCTGGCAGTGATAGGGCGCCCCCCACCCCATCTTCTGAAAGGAAACCCGAATGCAATTCGAAAAGCAGATCGACGTGAATGGCCGCACCGTCACGGTCAAGGAAATCAGTGTCAAGGACATCCTGCAGATGCTCAAGGAAGATGAGCAGCGCTATGAGGCCTCGGTAAGTGGCCTCTACCCCAACAAGGTAGAGCAGATCGTCGATTTTGCGTTGTTCGATTACGTGGCCCTTCCCGATCTGATGAAGATGACCGACCTATCCATGGATGACATCAACACCATGCGGCCGTCGGAGCTGGCCCGGGTGGTCGAGGCGGTTAAGGAGGTCAACCCGCATTTTTTCGCCCTAGCGGACAAACTCATCCGCATCTGGCAAAGCCTGGAAAACCGCTTGAGCGCTTCACCCGCAACGTCTGCGCCCTGATCCGCCTGGGCCATGTACATGCCTGGGAGTATGGCTTGAGCACATATCTCATAGCGATTGAGGAAATCAACGATGCCGGCAATAGGTGAAGCACTCAGCGTCGTAATCAAGGCCGACGATGGCCAATTCAAGCAGGCGCTAGGGGATGCCGCGAAAGGGCTGTCCGGCCTCAAAGGCCGCATGGCCGATTTCAACAAGGAACTGGAGCGGATATCCCCATTAAACCTGCGCAACCTCGGCATCGCGGCGGTCGCCACCGGGGGCGCCCTGGTGGCCCTGACTGCCCGCTCGATCGCCGCCCAGGCGGAAGTGGCCAACCTGTCCGAACGCTTCGGGGTGGCGGTGGAAGACCTCTCCGGTCTCTCCTTCGCCGCCACACAATCGGATATCGACCTGGCCATCCTGGCGGACGGGCTCAAGTACCTAAGCCGCAATATCGGCGGCGCCTCGGAGAAGTTCGAAGAGCTGGGCATCCAGGTCAAGGACCGTGGTCTGCAGCAGGTCCTGGGGGACGTGGCCGATGTCTTCTCACGCCTCCCGGACGGTCCCGAGAAGGCAGCCCTGGCCATGGACCTGTTCGGGCGCAGCGGTGAGCAGCTGATCCCCCTGCTCAACCTCGGCAAGGAGGGCCTGGCCCAATTCCGAGAGGAAGCCGAGCGCCTGGGCCTGGTCATGAATGAAGAGACCGCGAAGCAGGCCAAGCAGCTCCAGGATGATCTCGATGCCCTGAAAAGATCCGGCGAGGCCCTCGGGCAGGAAATGGCCAGCAGGATGCTCCCGAGCCTGAGCCGCATCACCAAGGCCATGCGTGAAGCCGCCAAGGAGAGTGGCGTGCTCAAGGCGCTGTTCGTCGGCTTGGGCGGGCTGGCGGCCGAATCCTTCGGCCTGGGCCCTGAAGAAGCCAAACAGAACAAAGAGGCCATGGCGATCGAGAGACGCCGGCAGGAGCTGGAGAAGGAAGGCTTCGCCAAGCGCCTCAAGATCAAGCAGCTCGAGCAGAAGCTCGTCCAGGAAGCGGCCGAGGCTCAGAAGAAGGCTACGGCCGATTCCATCCGCAGCCAGATCAGCGATTATGAGAAGCTGCGCGAGGCGATCAAGAAGAGCATCGGGGACGCGATCAAGTCCATCGATGACTACCGGGCAAAGGCGCAGGCGCTGCGCCGCGAGGCTGGCAAAGAGAGTCTGTCAGGCCTCGATCAGGAACAGATCTACAGACGCTCGGCTGGCGCCGTTATCGACCTCATCGCCGCCCTGGACGATCTGGAGCGCATGTCCGCCAGCCCGGATGCCAGCCTGGATGCAACAGAGGCGCAGTACGAGGCCACGGGCGCTGTTGTCGAGCGCCTGCGCGAGCTCTCGAATGCCACCGAAGACAGCCAGCGTCAGGCCGAACTGAGCGCGGCGGCGGATCACTATGCCGCACAGGCGAAACTGGCCCTGGCGGACGCCTATGATCGCGAGGCCGAGCGCGAGCAGCAACACATCCAGGATCTGAGCAAACAAGAAGAGCTGGCCCAGCAGCAGGCTGAGGGCCTGAAGGCAGAGCTCGCCGCCATCCCGGACAGCAAGACGGTGACCGTCCAGGCCGAGATCGAGCAGGCCAGGCAAGATCTGGCGCTCATTACTGCAGAACTAGCCAAGATCCAGGACAAGACCGTCACCGTGACGGTCAACCAGCAAGGCGGGGCCACCGGGCACTTTGCAAGCGGTGGCATGGTGCGCGGCCCTGGCTCGGACACCTCAGACAACCTCCTGTCCTGGCTCTCCCCGGGTGAGTTCGTGGTCCGGGCTGCAGCGGTACGGCGATACGGCGTGGACTTCCTCAGCGACCTGAACCGGATGCGACTGAGTCGCTTCGCCAGCGGTGGCCTTGTGGGTGGGCCGATCGCCTCGGCGAACAAATCCAACTCGCTGCAGCCTATCACCCTGGTCCTGCCTGGCATTGGCAGCTATCCAGTGCAGGCCTCGCCGGACGTGGCACGTGAACTGCGCAGGGAGATCACAAAGGCGGCGCTGAAAAGAGGCAGCTAGACCAGGAGCCGATGGAAGACCTATATTCAGCGTGTCACCTAGCCATAATCGCTATGCTCCACTACGGTCTGCTCGGCTTAACTCTTGGACTGACTGCTCTCGGCCTGATGGCCTGGATCGGGTCGGGGAATCCGCTTTGGTTCGTGGCGCCTGCCATTGTGCTGGCGGCGCTATTTATTGAGCGCCCCAGGGTCTAGGTTGGGGCAACTATGGGGGCAACAAAGGATTTAATATTGCGTGATGCTACAACTAAAGCGGTATGCGAATGGTTATTCTGTTGCCCTCCGCCCACCATCTACCCATCCGGAGGCTTCCGGAAAAGTCCAGAAACCCCGCAAGAATCAAGGCTTGAGGGGTTTTTTGTTTCCGGAGAAGGCCGAAGAAGCCCGCTTGAATCCGGGGGTAAGTGGGGGTGACTTTAGGGGTAACTGACTTACCCCCAAAGGGAGTTACCCCCAAATGCCACTGACTGACACCGCCATCCGCAACGCCGAGCCCGAAGCCAAGGCCCGCAAGTTGGCCGATGAGAAGTGACTATTCCTGCTGATCCAGCCCGCCGGGGGTAAGTGGTGGCGGCTGAAGTACCGCTTCGCGGGCAAGGAAAAACGTGGTGCCCTTGTCGAAGACCAGCCCTGAGCAAATCGAGAGTATCCGGGCGTGGGGGCGTGAGCGCGCGGTTCCAGCGTCTGGTCAGCCCATTGGCGGTAGTGGGATGCAGGCGCGCCCGCGGCGGGCTGTCCTCGCTTAGCAGTGAGGCTAAGGGTGCTCTATCGGTGCCTACTGGATGGGCAGCAGGCGAACGAAAGGCCAGTGGCGGCAGGAACAGGGGCTTAGCCAATCATTCTGGCAGGTCTGTCGCGCCATTTAGAGACGCGTATTTGGCGCGATACTTTGTCTGGCGACAAATAAAAGTGCCTGCTATGCCGTTGCAGCGTTCGATTTTCTAGAACCACCGGCCTGCAGCAGTTGGCTGCCGATGGCAGCCACTTGATCAGCACAACGCGTTCGACATTTTTTCGGCTTCCGGCCAGGGCAACCGTCGCTTGCCCGACTTCATTCTTTCGAGCGCCTTGAAGGCGTCGTCGACCGTCAGCAGCTGGTTTTCGATCATGGCGCACAACAGTCCAATGGTGCCCATGACGTTGACCTGCTCCTTGCTGGCGACAATTCGCAAATTGGTGTCGCCCGTCAGCAGGGTGCAGGCTTCCTGCCCTTGTCCTTCTGCTTGATCTTGAACAGGTCGCGTGGCTTGGCGCGGCGCCCCCCTCGGGGTCGCCACGACCGCCCGGCTACAATGGCGGGCATGCAAACGGACCCCTACGCCACGGCCGCCCGGCAGCTCCTGGCCCGGGAAGGCCATCGCCTGCCGGACCTGTCCGGGCTGACCGTCCTGGTGCCCCATTACCATGCGGCCCAGGCCTTGCTGGCCGCCCTGCGCCGGGAGGTGGCGCAACCCGTGTTCCTGCCGCCGCGCCTGGTCACGCTGGCGGCCTGGGCGGCCTCGGTGCCGGGGCGGGCCCCCGCCGAGCCGGACAGCTTGCGCCTGGCCGAGGTCTATGCCTTCCTCAAGGCCAGCGGCCGCCTGCCCGGGCATCGGCTCTGGCCGGCGGCCTCGGAGCTGGCCGCGCTGCTGCGCGAGCTGAGCGACGGCCTCCTGGCGCCGCCCCGGCATTACGCCGAGTTCGCCGCCCGCCTGGAGGCGATCCACGGGCGCGCGCTCAACGCCCCGATGGGCCTCGAGGCGAGCCTCGCCTTCGAGCTCTGGTATGCCCTGCAACAGGCCCGCGTCCCGGACCGCGCCCGCGACTACGCGGAACGGCTCGGCAGCCTGGCCGACGCGGCCGCGCAGCCGCTCTACCACCTGGGCCTGGCTGCGCTGAGCGCCGTGGAGCGGCGTTTCCTGGAGCGCTATGCCCGACGGCAGCCGGTGCGCGAGCTGGACCTGCCGCCGGGGCAGCGGGCCGCCTTCCTGTCGGCCGCCTGGGACTGGGAGGCGGCCCCCCTGCGGGTGCGCGCCGACTCCGGGGCGGGCATGGCCCCGCTGGCCGGGGAGTGGGCCATCCTCGGCGCCCGCAGCCTGGAGGAGGAGGCGCAGGCCGCCGCGGCGCACGTCCTCGAATGGCTGGCCGAGGGGCGCGAGGGCATCGCCGTGGTGGTGCTGGACCGGATGGGCGCGCGCCGGCTGCGCGCCCTCCTGGAGCGCCACCGGGTCCTGGTCCAGGACGAGACCGGCTGGACCTTCTCCACGGCCGCCGTGAGCCACGTCCTCGACCGCTGGTTCGCCCTGCTCCAGGACGACTGCTATCACCGCGACCTGCTGGATTTCCTCAAGTCGCCCTATGTCCTGGCCGACGTCGAGCCCGCGACGCGGCGCCGTGCCGTGGCGGAGCTGGAGCAGGCCGTGCGCCGCAAGGGCGTGGTCGAGGGGCTGGCGCGCTTCGTCCGGCTGGCGCGCGAATCGGGGCTGGAGGCGGCCGGGGCGCTGCTCGCGCGCCTGGGCTCGGCGCAGACCCTGTTCGCGCCGGGCCGCCGCCCCCTGGGCGACTGGCAGGCGCGCCTGCTCGGGGCCCTGGACCGGCTCGGCGCCACGCCGGCCTTCGAGGCGGACGCGGCCGGCGCCCAGCTGCTCGCCCTGCTGCGCCGCCTGGGCTCCGAGCTCGCCGGGGACGCGGCGCTGTACGGCTACGCCGAATGGCGGCGCTGGCTGCTGCTGCACCTGGACGAGGCCACCTTCGTCGAGGCCGCTGTCGACAGCCCCGTGTGCTTCACCCACCTGCGCGCGGCCCGGCTGCGGGCCTTCGACGGCCTGGTGCTGCTGGGCGCGGATGCCGCACGGCTGCCCGAGCGGCCCCGGCCCGGCTTCTTCAGCGAGGCGGTGCGCCGCGAGCTGGGCCTGCCCGGCCAGGCGCAGCGCGAGGCGGAGCTGCGCGGGGCGCTGGCCGACGTGCTCGGCCGCGCCGGGCGGGTGCTGGTGACCTGGCGGGTGCTGCGCGACGGCGAGCCCGGCGCCCTGAGCCCCTGGCTGGAGGCCCTGGACCTCTACCACCGCCTGGCCTGCGGCACGGGGCTCAAGGCGCCCGTGCCGGCCTACACCGCTGCGGGCGCCTCGCCGGCCGCGCTGCCCGCCCCCGAGGCGCCGCCGGCCCCGGCGCCTGCCGTGCTTCCCGATCGGGTCTCGGTGAGCGCCTGGCAGGGCCTGGTCGACTGCCCCTACCGCTTCTACGCGCGGCACCTGCTGCGCCTCAACGAGCTGGACGAGGTGGCGGAGGAGATGGACAAGCGCGACTACGGCACCCTGGTGCACGCCGCCCTGGCCCGCTTCCACACCGCCCACCCGGAGCTCGCGGCCGAGGGGCGCGCCGAGCTGGAGGCGGCGCTGGCGGCCGAGATCGACGCCGCCTTCGGCCCCGCCCGGGAAAACCAGTTCCTGGCCG